AACCACCAACATCCTTGATATCTCAGGAAACGGTAACGACGCCACGTTCGCCGGGGGAGCTTTAGCGTCCTTCTGGGCGCAAAGACGCCTAGACCCCACGGGTACCGTTGTGAACGCTGACTACGCCTCAGGAAGCCTCGGGGTAAGTAACCCCGCTGGTGTTGTACATAACGGCTCGGAGTGTTCTCTGAGCTTGCTGAGCCGCATGGCGGCCTCGTTCGATGGACAGGAAGGGGGTGATTGGGTCGACTCAGGTGTCCCGTTCAACCCCGGAACGAGCGACTTTGAGATAGGCATCACGATGAGTGTGACTACTGCACCGGAAGGTTATAAGACTCTTATGGGAAGCTGGGGAGGTGCTTCAGCAGGGCGTATATCTATCCACTGTACCGACACAACGTGGTACATCATCCTTATAGACTCGAATGGGAACACCATCTTAAATGGTTCTGATTGGACGCAGAGCTTTGACACATCGGGGACTCCGCACACCTTTATGGTTAAGCGGGAGGGAGGCGACGTTGACATATACTACGACGGTGCGGTTGTGGGAGGCGAGACTGTCACAGGGCTTTCCTTTGGGGTAACAGATGAAAACATTCTGCTCTTCTCCTTGCGCACTAATAGCGGCCAAAGGTCTGGCCCCGGCACGGTCTACGCGGCTCACTATATCGAAGATGGGGACACTAAATTCTCCTACGATTTCTCAGACGGCCAAGGAAGCGTACTGACCGACGTGTCGGGCGCTGGTAACCACGGTACTATCACGACAGGAAGCGGCGGGACCGAAACCTTCTGGGCTTACTCTTGGCGCACCTACACAAAAGCCGCCTTGTACGCCCTAACTAACGGCACTAATAACACTTGGCTAACTAAGCGTCTTCCCTTCATCACTAAGATTGCTCAGTTCAATGAAGAAGAAACGTTAACAACAGAACAGGAGGCCACTAACGATGCCTACTTTGGATGATATGATTGAAACAGAACCACATCCGTATGACGAGTTCCGTCATAGCAACGGTGTGCCTTACGCTTACCTAGAGGTCCCTGTGGCTTTTCTATTAGAAACCATCCCAGAGGGCGCTAATTGGTCCTCGGCGGCTGGAGTACAGAAAACCTTAGGAGACTACACCTTAGGTAAGACGTTCTCCCTCGACAGTACCAAGGTAATCATCGCCCTTGCGGCTATGGAAGCGCTCACCTACCGTACCCCTGCTGTGACCTATAATGACCTTGATGATTGGAATACATGGTTAACAGGTAAAGGGTACACGATGGCTGACTGGTTGACCTCACAGCAGTGTAAAGAGCGGACTGCTTCCGCTGACTACAAAGAAGAACAAGAAGAGGCCTAATGCAGAACCACACAGCCGAGTCACTTTATGCCACTGGTGAGGGGAACAGAACCAACTTCCTAGACACAGCTCGGGTGGCGTCTAAACTCACCATTCCTTATGTAATGCCCGATGAAGGTCACGGACCTCACACACGGCTTACCACAGCTTTTCAGGGCATCGGCGCGAGAGGAGTAAACAACCTCGCATCTAAATTATTGTTAGCCCTTCTCCCGCCGAATGCCCCCTTTTTCCGCCTAAGCATCGACGAGTTTGTTCTCGCTGAAGAAGGCGCTCCACCTGAAGCAATCACGGAGATTGAGCAGACCCTCCAGAAGGTTGAGGAGTCCATGATGGACGAGGTAAGCGCTCAGTCTTACCGTGTGGGAATCCACGAAGCCCTTAAGCACCTCATCGTCACAGGCAACGCTCTGCTCTATATGCCTGACGAAGGGGGCCTCCGTGTCTTCCACTTAGACCGCTACATTATCAAGCGGGACCCTATGGGCAACGTGCTTCACATAGCCACCAAGGAAACCATTGCCTATGCCGCGCTTTCTCCTGAGATGCAGGATGCCATCGCCGGGTTCAACAAGGATATTACTTCAGAATGCGACCTCTACACAGCTATCGTACGTATCGACGGTAAGTATGAGGTATTCCAAGACATTAAAGGAATCCCTATGCCCACACAGGGCTCCTACGCTTTGGATAAGTCTCCCTTCATTCCCCTGCGCTTCTCCAAGATTGACGGAGAGGATTATGGTCATGGGTATGTGGAAGAGTATCTAGGGGACCTTCAGAGCCTCGAGAAGCTCACACAGGCTATCGTGGAGGGCTCCGCCGCCGCCGCTAAGGTTTTGTTCCTTGTTAACCCTAATGGGACCACAAGAGCCCGTACGCTCGCTGAGAGCCCTAACGGGGCTATTACGCAAGGGAACGCCGCAGACGTGTCTGTACTCCAGTTGAACAAGTTTAACGACTTCAGAGTAGCGCAGGACACCATTACTACTATCAAGGACCGCCTCGGCCACGCCTTCCTGCTTACAAGCGGTGTAGTGCGTAACGCTGAGCGTGTTACGGCTGAAGAGATTCGCATGCTCTCCTTGGAGCTTGAGTCAGCCCTAGGTGGACTGTACTCCCTCCTGAGCAACGAGTTGCAATTACCTTTGATTAACCGTCTAATGATTGTAATGAACCGAAATGCCCGTCTCCCTAAGCTTCCTAAGGATATCATCAAACCTGTTATCATTACAGGGGTAGAAGCCTTGGGTAGAGGGCACGACCTACAGAAGTTGGACCTGTTCCTTCAAGGAGCGGCTGAAGTCGTCGGACCAGAAGCAGTAGCGAAGTTTGTTAATGTAGGTGAATACTTCTCCAGACGAGCTACCGCCTTAGGTATCAAAACCATTGGGCTCGTTAAGACCGCTGAGGAGCTGGCCGCTGAACAACAGCAGGCACAGCAACAGCAACAGCAACAATCTATGATGCAGAGTCTGGGACCTAACGCTATTAAGGCGTTCAGCGACCAAGCAAGCTCCATCCGCGAGCAAGCACCACAACAAGAAGAAGAAGGACAACCTAGCGAGGTACAATAATTATGGGCGAATACAACAACTATAATGTGGCGGCGGTGTCAGAGCCTGAGCCGACACTACAGGACGCGTCAGCGGCTATGGACACAGCAGATGCACAGGCACAGGAAGACGCTGGTAAACCCCAGACGTATACCGAGGAACGCCCTGCTTGGCTCCCAGAAAAGTTCGAGAGTGCTGAGGCAATGGCTACCGCCTACTCAGAGCTCGAAGGAAAGATTGGAGCTCCCAAGGAGGAGACCACTGAGGAAGCCGCTGAGCCTGCCGAAGATAACGCAACCTACGACGGCGCTGTGGCTAATGCTTCCGCAGAGTGGGCCGATAACGGGGCGCTGTCTGAAGAGACCTACGAGAACCTACAGAAGCACGGCCTCAATAAAGCTATGGTGGACTCGTATATTGCGGGTCAGCAGGCCATTGTCGCCCACCAGCAGACTGAGCTAACCAACGCCATCGGCGGGGACGCGGAATATCAGAAGATGTCCACTTGGGCCTCTGATTTCCTTTCAGAGGAGGAGCTGGACGCCTACAACCTTACGGTTGAGACAGGCTCAGTACCGCAGGCCAAGTTTGCTATTAAGTCCCTGTACTCCCACTACCAATCCGCTGGCGCACCTAAACTCGTCCAAGGGACTGTTAATGGCGTTGGCGTCCCTCCCTTCGGCTCCCGTCAGCAAGTAGTGGAGGCCATGCGGGACTCCCGATACGCTAAGGACCCTGCGTACCGCGAAGAAGTACAAGCGCGTCTAGCGCGGAGTAACGTGTAATGTCGATGGAACTCATCTCCCTAATGCTGGGGAATGTGAGCGGCTTTGTGATGCGGATGATTGCGTCACAGGCCGAAGCTCAGACGCGCATCCTAGAAGGCCAGCTAAAGAAGCAGGAGGCTGTTGATGCCTCAGCAGACAGAGCTGGTGTTCGCGGTGGCGTCTGGGTTAGACGTCTCATCGCCTGCTCCATTCTGTTCGCTGTTATCGTCGCCCCTTTCTATCTCGCCCTTGTGGACATCCCTGTAGCTGTCGAAAAGGAAGCAGGAGGCCTCTTTGGTTTCCTGTTCAATAACACCGGCTACCAGCAAGTCTCAGGGTTCATCTTGTTGCCTGAAGTACGCCAAGGAATGCTAGCCATCCTCGGGTTCTACTTCGGCTCCAGTATGATTCGTCGTTAATCTACAACCAATTTACCGTTCCTAATAACCCCTAGTAGCTAAAGGGTCCGATGCGTCGGGCAACCCTTACGTCAACCGTGTGAAAAAGGACACCTAAACAAATAACTAACATAACCTCTAATAGGAGAAATAATCATGGCAAATGGACTAGTTAGTCCGTCGCGTCTGGGACAGAATAATCTGGATGGCGGGACCGACGCTCTGTTCCTTAAGGTGTTCGCAAATGAAATTCTGACTACGTTTGAAGAAGCAAACGTTATGAAGGATTTGCACACCGTTCGGACAATTCAATCAGGAAAATCCGCGCAGTTCCCCGTAACGGGCATTGCAACCGCTAAGTACCATACCGTAGGTGAGGACATCCTCGAGACCGGCAGTGGCACTTACACGAGCAACCTAGCGCACACCGAGAAGGTCATCACCATTGATGATGTTCTGCTGGCGGCCACCTTCGTTTCGAACATTGACGAAATGAAGAACCACTACGACGTCCGTAGCATTTATGCTAAGGAGCTCGGTAAGGCACTCGCTAAGCGTTTCGACCTCGCAACAATGAAGACCTTGTTTGCGGCGGCAGGCTCGGCGGCAAGCTACACTGGGGGCAAGGGCGGCAGTTCGCTGACAGCCGATGTCTCGACTTCGGCCGGTATCATTAGTGCGATTACCGCTATTGCTCAGAAGCTTGACGAGAATGACGTTCCGGAAGACGAGCGCTTTGCGCTGTTGACCCCCGCGTTGTACTACAGGCTCGCTGGTGCTAATAGCTCGGCTATCGACCGTGACTTCAACACAGCCAACGGTAGTGTTGCTGAAGGTAAGGTATTCCGTGTTGCTGGTATCGACATCATTAAGACGAATCACTTGCAGGATATGCTTAACCTCTCCAACGCTTCCGCAGGCAGTTCTTCGAACGACGCGGACTCGAATAACGACGTTCACGGCGATGGCGGTGTTGGTTACGATGGTAACTTCGCAAACTGCGAGTTCATCGCAGGACATAAGTCTGCTATCGGTACTGTTAAACTCTTGGACCTGTCCACTGAGTCTGAGTACCTCATGACTAAACAAGGTACGGCGCTTGTGGCTAAGTACGCTATGGGCCACGGTATCCTCCGTCCCGAGTGTGCTGTCAAAGCTACAACCACCGCGTAGTCTAGTAAGTATCACGCCCCCATTGGGTAGCTTCGGCTCCCTTTGGGGGTTTTTTAATTTTTAGGAATAAGGAAAAATATGGCTGATGTAACCGGAGTTCATACAACCCTAACAGACGCAGTAAATGTTTGTTTGAGCGTTATCGGGGAAGCCCCTGTAACCAGTATAACAGGAGTGATACCAACTCAGGTAACCTTGGCTAAGAGCGTTATTACGGAGGTAAGCCGAGACGTTCAATCTAAGGGTTGGTGGTTTAATACGGATAATGACGACATCACCATCTACACTGTAACTACAGCCTTCCACGCTGATATCCCAGAGGAAGCCCGGCGCTACATCACAATCCGCTCCGCCCGTGTTCTCCAGAGCCGCTTCATAAGCAACGAAGACCTGCACAAATTCTCCTTCAACGAGGAGTTAGTATCCTTAGCAACCCTCC